TGAAGTCCATGAGATTACCTACCTCAACTCCATGCAGAACACGCCCTAAACGGCCGCCAGAGGCCTCTGTGAAGGCGCTACGCCCTGCTCTGTGAGTATGTCCTGAGATGACGTTCTTGCCGTGCCTACGGGCTGCTTCAAGGGCTGAAAGCCCACCCTGCTGCTTGATAGGCGTATGGTCTCCATGAACTGCAATCCAGTTAGGAGCAATGTTCATAGGATTCTTATGAAAGGTAATGCCTAGCTCATCAAACTTCATGAATTTCTCGAAGCGCAGCTCTGGCAAGGATAGGAATGAGGGAATCTTTTTCATGATGATGTTGTAGAGACGGTCTGTGTGGTTAGACCTGATGCAGTCTGTAACGCCAAGTTCCCATAAGAGATCAACGCAACGGTCTCTGTCATCGCCAAGGCTCTGCTCGTAGGCTTGAGGCGTTCCTTCTGACCACTTGCTTATGGTCTGGAAATCAATCTCGTCACCAATGGTGACTGTCTGGTCTGGCTTAAAGGTCTGTAAAAATTTAGCTATGTTGCGGGTTAGATGTACATCCTCAAACGGTACTTGAAGGTCGCTCAGGATAACTATTCTCTTGACTGAAGCCATTAGTCCTCATCATCATCGTCATAGGGTATGTTGTCGATTCGATTGGGAAGGTTAGGGATAATCCAATCAGGGAAGGATTCACGATCTGATAGCAGCCAGAAGGCATGAGTCTCTGTGAACCCTGCTCTGCGTAAAGACTTGTAATACTCGTTCATCGCTATGCAGTAAGCATCTAAAGCGCTGTAAGTATCAAGGTCTATGACTGGTCGCTTCCTTGCCATGAGATAAGTGTCACTTACCTAATAAGTCGATGATGGTATCGACACGCGCTTCTAGTCGAGAAACCTGATCCTTAATGCTAGAGCCGGAATTAGGCTTAAGTTCTGATAGGTAATGCTTAATCATGAACTGGACATAAGCTGCAACGCCGCCAAGAACTGTGATGATAGCGACTGCAATTGCCGCAAAGTCCTGCGCGGTCATTTCTTAGGAGATGCGTAACCGAATACGCCTGCCACGATTGAACCAAGGATAGAGCGATAGTCCAAAGCGAAGTTAGAGGTAGTACCCCATACTGCTAGGAACGCTCCAAGAGATACAACTGCTGGGTGCTTCATGTTCATGCTGTGCCGCCTATCATCGGGATATTAAAGAACGAATCATCTGAATCGCCTTGCTTAGTGAAAGAGATATGGCAATGATGGTCATGCGGATTGATTCCGCGATACTTGCGCCAGCGCCACCCCATGCGAGGGGAAGCAATCTTTCCTCGGAATATGATGTAAGCCACCCTTGGGTCAGACTTTGCTGCGTGTCGAATCTGATCCGCAAGGTCAGGCATGAAATCAGGCTTTTTCTTTCCAGCCAAATCCCTGTCAATATCAATGGCTCTGACGATACCCTTTGCATCAGGATTGTGGTCAGAAGCACGCGCTGAATGACGGGTATCGCCAATCCACCCGTCTGAGGTTCTATCTCGCTCTGGGTAAGTATCATCTATCTGCAATCTGAGTTGCTGTCCTGCCTTACATAATCTCGGCTGCACAGGTCTCACACTCCCATCGCTTCTGAGCGTTTAGCAATAAAGTCTCATGACCGCAATCAGGCATTGGAGCAATAAAGGCGTCATCAATAGGATCGTATGTAAAGCCAATCCCTGCATAGTTATAGCGAATTTTGCCGTTGTAGCTTGTACGAACGCAGGTTTGTCCACGAAAGTTTCCATACCAGGTTTCAGGATTTAAACCTTCGATAAGTTCTGTTTCATCAATGCCGACAATAACTTCTGTGACAATGCTGTTCTCGTCAATAAATGCGTAATGTGCCATTATGCGAAACTCACCGTTCCTGTTCCAGCAGTAATTGTTGTTACCTTAAATCCACCGCTTGAACTTGTAGAAGCTGTTAAGCCGCTTGTTGTGATTGTAAAGGTATCTGCATACTTTAGATAAATAATTCCAGAACCACCAGCTGCGCCAAGACCTGTGCCGCCTCGACCACCACCGCCACCGCCACCGCGATTGGCTGTTCCTGCTGTTCCGTTAGATGGGTCGCCTGAACCACCAGCTCCGCCACCGCCAGAGCCGCCAGAGCCGCCTGTTACTTGACCGGCTCCACCGCCGCCGCCTGCGTAAGTTATTGATGATCCGCTGATTGAACTTGCTTGTCCTGCTCCGCCATTACCACCTGTGTTAGACGAGCCATTGCCACCGGCAGCAGACTTTCCACCACCGCCACCAAAGCCAAATTGTGATGAAGCTCCGTTAGCAGTTCCACCGTTACTGCCTTGTGATCCTGTACCAACTGCGCCAGTTATCCAGTTACCGCCGGTGAGATAAGTACCTGCTCCACCGCCTGAACCGCCATTTTTGCCAGCTGCCGTTGTTGAACCGCCATCTGTTTGATAACCACCACCACCGCCACCGCCGGTTGCTGTGACTGAGCTAAATACTGAATTACTACCGTTACTGCCTTGTGACGCAGCAGGAGCAGAAGCGCCAGCCGCACCACCTGCACCAATCGTTAATGTGAGTGATGTGCCTTTAGCAAAATCTCCTGTTGCGGTTAAGAATCCACCGGCTCCACCGCCGCCGCCAAGAGCTGAACCACCACCTGCACCACCAGCGACAACTAAGTATTCGACGCTTAAAGTGTTAGGTGTTGTTGGTGATAAACAACCTGCTGTGATTGCTCCAATCACTATGCAATCGCTCCTGCGACATACCAAGTGTCTGTTGCTGTCTTAATGCAAACGGCTGTCTTGTATTGAGCCAAGGTTGGAGAAGCTGCAACTGCACCTGCTGAAAGAACTGTTGTTGTGCCTGAAGTGACTGCTGAAATGGTGACTGTTCCAGCGCCCTTGTTGAGAACTGTGATTGCTGTGCCTACTGGGAAGGCTACTGAGGCATTGGTAGGAATCTTGAACGCTACAGCTGTTGCCTTGTTCATAGGTACTAGGGTCTGATAAGCGTCATCGAGGACTGCTGTGTAGTCCGCTGTCTGATCTGCATCGACCGTAAAGGCTACTAGCCCGTTGAACATAGAAGCAGTAAGGATATCTCCTGTGCTTGCTGGAAAGCCTGTTGCCATTTATATCTCCTAGTAAGTCATTGCACTCACGCCAATTATACCGCGTTCTGTGCTTCCTATGATGAATCCATCGACGATGGGCTCAAGTGTTGTTACTGTAACGCTCATGCTGTTAGGGCTGATATTCCATGATAGACCTTGGCATTGCAGGGTCTTAACAATGGTTGAGCCGTCAGGCTGGATATTGCTTATCCGTAGATTATCAAAATAATCCAAGCCAATCATTGTGTCTGTAGGTACTGCTGGGTCTAGTAAATCGACAAGCATCTGATCAATGCGGATTGTGGTCTCAGCTCTAGTGGCTACATAGGTTGCAGCGATATTGAGGGCATTGGCATCTGTATCAATAACCAAGTCCTGTGCGCTGTACTGGTGAGGGAAGTATCGGGCAATGCTGGCTGCGTTCTCTGCGAACTGGGCTGTGCCGCCATAACGGGTCATTTGAGCCTGATTGATGATGAGCTTGTCATCGAAGCTGAATACGAGGTTGCGGTAAGGGATACCGCCGGTTTGATTAAACTCTATAGGAGTGCCAGCAATAGATGAGGCGACTGTATTTCTATCCTTGAATACGGCTGTGCCTGAGCCATTGATAAAGAACGCACCCTGCTCTGAGAACTCTGCGTTCTTGATGGCGTTAAGGCTTGTGCGTAGGGTTGCAGGGTCTGCAATACATTGAGATTGACCAGTAGCGATTGTGCGCATATTGGATGGAAAGTCCACCTGATCTAGAATCTTGCCAATGCGTGTGCCAGTTGTCTGTCCTGCACCTGAGTCTGCAACCGTTGTAACCTGAGCCAAGTTGAACAGACGGAAGGCATCTGCTACATAGATGTCCACATAGCCCATTTGCTCGGCTTGGTCATAGGTGTATCGATACTCTGTTGTATAGCCTGAGAATAAGAACTCTTGCGCTGTCGCTGTTGTTGCTGCAATACGAACCTTGCGCAGAGGCACTAAATAGCCGTAGTAAGGGCTGGCTGTGTTCTGAGGGTTAAAGTATGAGTCAGGGTCTGTAATGCGTACAACGGCTGTACCAGCAACATAGGTATCGCTCTGGATATCTCTGCCTCGGTTGATGGTGATATTGCGAACATTGGGAGTGAGATCAACAATAGGAACTGGAACTGTAGATGAACCTAGTGTGCCAGTACCTAGAACTCCGTACTTAGCATCACCGATTGTAAATGGGTAGCCGAAAGTCGCACCTGAGCTAAAGTCAAAGGATACGGATATCTCGGCAGGTAGGCTCATCGACCAGCGAAACTTCCGTAAGTACGATTAACGCCTGAAGGGATACCTGAGAGTGATGAATCTTGAAGTGATGTTGCTACTGACTTGCCATCGATCTGAACAACAACAGGGCGGTTCAAAGCTGCAACAGCCATCGCCCAAGGTGTACCTGAGCCGAACTGTGAATCCATGCTTCCACCTGCTGCTGGGTTAGGAACTGAGTAAGCAAAGCCGCTTGCGTTGGTTGCGTTGGTTGCAACTGATGGAGTGACTGGAGTGATTGGAACAGCGCTACCGCCACCGATAGCAATAGATTGAGCCTTCTTAGCCAGCATATCGAGATACGCTTCCCATGAAGCAAACGGGTTCTTGGCATCCGGAAGGCTTGCAAGATATCCGGCGAGCTTCTCGCCTAGTCCTTGAGCCTTGGCTAGTTCATAGGTGAGTTTCTGAGCCTCTGATACATTGCCTGTAAGCAAAGCGAACTGAAGTTCTACGCGCTTGCGATCCTCGTCGGACAATTTACCCTTAAGAGCTGCAATGAGTTGAACCTGCTCTAAGTCAAAGATAGTGCCAGCCTTCTTTAAGGCGTTCTGCTTCTTTTGTTCCTCTGTCAAAGCCTTTTGAGACTTGACCTGCTTAGCCTGCAAGGCTGCAAGTTCTTTAGCACGCTTGGCTGCTGTTGCTTCTGCTTGGCGCTGCTGCGCTGTGCGCTGCGCTGTGCCGGCTGGAGACTTAGATCGTGGGTTCTTGAACTGACCCAATCGAGCTTCTACTGAATCCGCATATTGAGCAATGCTACCGTTTGCTCCTGTGCGACCGCCGAAAGAAGTTAGAAAGTCGAGACCTTTGTAAAGTTTAACAACTGCGCCTACTGCTGTTGCTGCCGCATTAGTGACTGCGTTAATACCCTTGGCAATGTTATTGATTGTCTGCGCTGCATCTGTAGCTGATGAGCCGCCGCCTAACTTAGCAAAGGCATCTACTAAGCCCATGCCAATAGTCTCTTGAGCGTTACCTGCCGCGACTGTAAGAACTTCCATCTTATAGGAAGTAGTTGTGAGGTAGTCCTGAGCTGCTCCTGCTGATCGTGCCAGCATGATACCTAGAATCTCGTTAAATGACTTAGTTGTAATCTCTGCTCTAGTTAAGCCTGTGTTGTACTTTACTAAGCCACGAGTAATACCAACGTAACCTTTGCCTAGGTCTGTTGCAACGGTAGCCAATTCAATACCGCTTGCGCGACTAATCTGAATGGCGTTGTTAAGAAGTTCTTGCGATTTGGTAAGCGAGCCGGTAATTGTAAGTAATGACTGGAAGGCAGGGCGTAATACATCGTCTGCTATCGCTGCGCTCTGCTCAAGGTTTGCAATGAAGTCTGTGACTTTAGTCTGGGAGAATGAAAGACCAAGGTTATCGACTGCCCCTGCAAGTCTGCGAGCTGCTGCCTCATCGGCTGCGAAAGCCTTTACTGCTGCTTTGCCGTAGGCTGTCATGGCAGCTGCGCCAAGAGTTAAACCAAGAGTTCTGCCAAGTGACTTGACTGTGGACTCTAATTTTTTAACGCCTTTATCAGCCTTGTTAAGTCCTGCGGAGTCATAGGTAGTGGCAATACGAATTGCTAAATCTGTCATACCTGCCATTAGTCTTTACCCCTTGCTCTAAATGTCTTATTGCCGGCGCCTTTGCTTTGCACAACAACTGTGTTGTTTGCTGTCTGAATAGCCTTAACAACTGCTGCGGTTGTTCTACCTTGATCCTCAGCCCAAGCTCTAAACATAAGGCGACCCTTAGTCTTACGGGTTCTGCGCCCCGGAGTGTTGGACTGCTGGCTATCTACTAAAGGCGGCATAGCATCAATGAACTGGCGACCAGCGTTAGGGTTAGCAGACTTATTGACATCTCTGCCACTCTGCCATCCCATTGAGAACTGACCGTTCTTAAACTTGCGCTCGCGCTGTGCTGCTGGCAATCCGCTAGGGTTTTTGCGCCCTGCGGTCTCATAGATAGCACCTGCGGCAGACTTGTTAAAGATAGTCGCAAGGCTTCTAAAGCCTCGCTTGTTAGGCTTGGTTGGAGTTGTTGAATACCCCAAGCCCTTCTTGATAATGCCTGAGTTAAATGCTCGATACTCCCACTCGCCTACAGGGTTAGCCCAGCCACTTAAAGGTGAGTCAGCAGGTACGAACCCACGCGCACGATTAACAACCTTGCGCAGGTGTCCTGCAACTTCTTTCTGTGTTTCCTTAGCTAGTTCAGGAGTATATTTCTTTAAGGCTTTCCTAAGAGCTACGGCGTCGCTGAGTTCGACTGGCATCGCTTCGCTCCTTCGCTATGTCCTTAAGGACTTCTATATGTGCCTTAAACGCTACCGCTGGTAATTCAACAATAGTTTGAAACGGAACTCCATACTCGTAACTAAGCCTAGCTGCGAGATAGGTGAGGGAGTTCCGATCTACCCTAAAGGGTCAGACTCTAGAACCTCAACTGACTTGAGGGTCTCTAAGAATCCTTCCCCGAAAGGTTTGACCGTTTCACCCGAACGACGGATTGCTTCCCAGCAGAGCCAATAAACATCAGATTGTTTCTGATCCTCTATCAGCGCCTTGTGAAAGCCTTTCTTGGCGTATTGCTCGAAGGCATACTCAATCAGGGGAGTTATCTCAAACTCCTGTACTGAATTGTCAGCCCTTGTTACCTTTAGCTTTGCCATGTTAGCCCCTTAGTTTGTTATTAAGATGTTGTTACTGCGATTGTACCTGACACATTGAATGTCAAGCTCTGTGTTGAGAGATCAGCAACTGAACCGTTGATATCGGTTGTGTTGTTGATAAGGCAAGTCATTGAGTAAAGTGGGTTAGCTGCTGAAGTTGCTGCGCTTGACTGCTTTACTGTGATTGGCGCGTTAGTTCCCCAAATGCCCTGAAGGGTCTGAAGGACTTCGCCTGTTGCTGTGTCATTGAGGAAGTCGATTGTGATTGATGATGCTTCCAAGCCCTTAACGAACTTGTGACCTGAATCACCCATTGCTGTTACTTCGAGTTCATCGAATGAACGGTTGATTGTGACTGCTGTAACGTGGTCTGATAGATCAACTGAATTGATTGTCAGTACTACGCCATTGTTTAGAAATACTGCCATTTCAGTTATTCCTCATCTTTCTTTGTAGTTGGTTTTGGTGCTGGTGCTGCTGGTGGAACTTGACCGATTTTGATTAGAAAGTCAGCCTGCTCCTTTGTCCAATCGCTCATCGATTAGCTCCATTCCGTTAGTGTGCTGATTGCAATGTCGCAAGTCAGCAAGTCTCCTGAAGCGATAGATAGAACGCTAGGGGCGCTCACGCTTCCTACGTTAAATACAATGCTGGAAGCCTCTAATAGGCTAAACACGCGTACTACATCCGCTTCAATGCCAGCGAGATTACCTTCGTTATCCAAGAGGGGCACAATTATGCTCAAACGGAAGTTTGCCATTGGCGCAATAGATGTGTAATCGTTATTGCTTGGCACAATGTAAGGATCGTCAGGCATAACAATCACGCTGTTAGCAATAGGGGTTGCAGGTGGGAACGCAAACACGCTGTATTTGGTGTTATCCGCTAATGCTGTCGCAATGCTGCTTCGAAGGGTTGTTATTGCTGGCATTTAGCCCACCATTGAGTTAGGGCTTAAATATGGTGCAATCAAGCCACGAACGCGAGCAATGAGCTGAGATGACATTGCATACATTGATCCAATTGAGCCATCTGGGTTCATGCCGTTGCCTGAGTTGGTTTGACGAGATGTCCAGATTGATACGCAAATCATGAGGCTCGCCTCTTGGATTGCTGGAACTGTTGCTGGGTCTAGATAAGTCTCTGCTGCAACCATGCCATAAGGATTGACTGGGTGATAAACAGTTGGGGTGTTGTTGTTGCCGGTAATGGCGTAAGTAATCGAATACTCGCCAACCTCGGTGATTGTCTTGTTGCCATTGTGCTTAGAACCTGCGCCTGAGATGACAACGCTCTGTCCGATGTAGAAAGTCTCACGGACATCAATATCAAAGTAAGAAGTGCCAGTTGTGGCTGTGTTGCTATGTCCAATGATTGGAGTTGTGTTAGCCCAGATGAAAGGAAGCAGAACGTTGTCAGCAGCATCGCAGACGGACTGCAACACGGCATCAGTATAGAGAGTGCCAACGCCTAGGGCTGTGCGAAGCTCTGCAACTGTTGTTAGTGACATTCTTTTCCTTTCTAAAGACTTGAGGGAGCTGCAAGGGCTCTGGCAGCCCCCTCAAGCGACTTAGTTGTTGCTAATTAAGCAACTGCAAAACGGCGTACACCCTTGCCGCTTTTCGCGACGTACAATGCAAGGTAGCCATATAGGTTGATTTCAATTTCGCCTGAAGTAAGAACGTTCACGCGAAGCTGAGTTGTTGGTGATTCCCAAGCATAGACAGAACGTGGCGCAACCAAGAAGGCTGAGTCATCTGCAATGCCTGATGCTGAGATGTTGTGATCTACGATGAGGTCAGTTCCGAGAACTCCACCAACGACAGATGTAGCCACCGCATTACCAGCCGCATTGTATGTAGCACCCTGTGCTGAGTAGAGTGGGCGACCTGTTGTGTCTGCGTATCCTGTGATTGCAGCCCATTGGTCTGTTGATGCTACGAGCTTGTTAGCGAAGTCTCCGCCTGTACCCTTATATGCTGCTGCACCTTCGACTGATACGAATGACTGGAGTCCTGCTGCTGTTGTAGCAACGTTTGCTCCTGCTGTACCTGCTGAGATGAACTTAGCGATGAGAGCCGCGTCTGTTGCCTTCTCGTATGCCTTGCGAAGTTCTGCCATCATGAGTTCCATGAACGCAGGTGATGAGCGATCTACAAGCTCGAATGAAACGCGCTGTAGTCCTGAGAACTTTTCGACGTTTACTGTGTCGTATGCAGATGTCATGCCTGTCTCAGATGGTGCTGAGCCTTCGTTTGTGTCTGCAACTGTTGGAGCAACATCAGCTGATGAAGCGTTTGTGTAAAGGCGTGGAACTGTGAAGCTCATGCCTGATTCTGTTAGCGCTTGGCGAGTTACTGCCTCGAACGCTGGGCGACCTGTGAATGTGTCTGTGATGAATGTGTTGAGGTGCTGAGGAAGTGTCAGACCTGTGTTTGTTGATGTTGAGTCATCTGCTGCACGAACTGTGCGGCGTGCCTCGTCATCACCAAGTGCTGACTTGATAGATGCTTCGAGGTACTGTGCTGATGAGATTGGCGCAATGCGCTCGCGTACTGTTAGTGCCGCTGCAACTGTTGGGCGAGCGGCTTCGACTGCTGCTGCTTCAACTGCTGGAGCTTCTACCGGTGTAGTGGTTTCTTCCACGACTGGCTCGCTTTCTGGTTGGGTTGGTTCAGCAGGGATTACTTCCTCTGCTGCGATCTCTAATACCTGAGCAGACTTGAAAGCCGGTTCAGTTACAAGAGAAACTTCTTTTAGCTTTGCTGATGAGACAACAATGTGTCCATCGCGTGAAGGCTTTGATGCGATTACTTCTGCACCAACTGAAAGACCTGAGACAAGTCCTTCTTGTGCCTGAATAAGAGCATCGTTGCCACCTGTAGAGCGTGAGAGCTTAAATGTTGCGTAGATGCCGTCAGGGCGAACCTCTGCGGCTGTCATGCGACCAACAGGCTTTTTCATGTCGTGCTGTGATAGCAACTTAATCTTAGAGATGTCTGATACATCAATTGAACCGGCTTCAAATACAACGCCGCCCATGTTTGTATAGCCAACTTCGCCTGTACCCATTGGCACAATCTTGCCTGAGATTTCGCGGCGTTCCTCGCTGCACTCGATTGATGATGCTTCGATTATTAGATGTTCCATTAGCTCATTCCTTCGCTTCCGTTAGGAGTTAGGTCTGTCATTTCCATTGCTTGTTCAGTTGTGATAAGTCCAAGAGTCAGGAGCTTCTCGACAACCTGAAGTTCAACTAATGGATCGTTCTTTAGGAATGTGTCAAAGACTGCAAATCGGACTTCATGCCCTGATGTAGAGATATCATCCATTGATAGACGTGCCTGAATTGCCTGAATGTAAGGCTCGATTGATAGCGCATAGAATTGCTTGCGCTCATCCTGCACATTGGCGTAGGTCATTGTCGTGTTCTGATCTGCTGACAAGTAATACGCTGGCACGTTCATAGCGCGAGCAATTTCAGTAGATAGGTTCTGAATTGCCTCGTTGTACATCATGTCTTTAGGTGAGAACTGTGTGGACTGGAACTCAAGAGTAGATGTCAGGTAAGCAGTAGAGTTATTCTGACGGCTGCGCTTCCATGCTGCGAGAAGTCCAGAGACTTCGTTAGGCGGTAAATCTGCGCCTGTATTCTTTAGGATTCCGCTAGACATAGGTGTTGCTGAAGCAACTGAAGCTGCGCGGTTGATGTCGATTGCTGACTGGATTGTACGACCAGCGCGCTCTAACACGCCCTCGTCAAATCCCTGAATGGTAACAATGTCATTCATGTCGATTGGGTAAGCATCGACGTAATACTGCGTGATCATGATGCCTTCAAGGTCTGTTGTGTATGTAACTCGTGAGTTAGCAATCCACTCAAAGGCTGATGGGCGACCATCCTCAGCATAACGCTCTGTAACACGAAGGTAAGCCACTCCGTAGAATAGGAGAGAATCAACGCACCAAGTTAGGGTGACGAAGGATGGTTGGTTCTTTGATAGTTGATTAATCCAACGTGGCGCAGCCATAACTTCGCCGGTGCGCTTGTTGTAATACTCAAGAGGGATTGATGCGACTGTTCCGCAGATTAGGTTACGGGCACGAGCTACGGAAGGAACGCTCATCGCATCCTTGCGAGAGACGCGTAAAGCAATTTGGTTATAGATCGATGGAAGGTTCTCACCCATGACCTGTGGCGCAAGCTGCGCTTCTAAGATTTGTGGCTTACGCGAAAAGAGACCCATAGAAGGCAATTATACACTACATGTAGGTCAATCGGTGTATATAGCCGCTACCTGTTGTGGTTTCGTTAATTGGTGAACAACCATTGCAGTCGAGATAGCACCCGATACATCTCCGGCACTTTTGCGTTTAACAATGCGCCATGAGGAGTCATTAGTCTTAGCTGCGCAGTTGTTCATCTGTTGAATCCAGTTCTCTTGACCGGCATGAACTAGGCGATGATTGACTAAAGCGTCAAGGAGATCACCGCAAGCCTGATAGAAGGCAGCGCCAGAGATATCCATGACAACCTGCCCTGCGTTAGTTAGGCGGTCTGCGATTGATTGAGCTGTGTACTTGTCAAAGCAGATTTGGCGCGGTCTGTACTGGTCAGCCCAGCCCTTAATCTCAGCTGCAATCTTTAGATCATCAACACTTACTTGACTTTCCCAAGTCTGGAGAATCCCCACTCCAATGCGACCATCTGGGAGTATTTGGCCAGCAACGAGAGACGCATTGCGACGAGAAGGCGACACATCAAAAGCAAAGACTGTATAACCACCCACCGGAATCGTAAGGGAAGCATCTGAAGTATCCTCGAGGACTCCATGAGGCCAAGGAGAGCTGAGAGAATCAATCCATTGACATAACAACTCAGTTCTAGTATTTTCAATAGGGCTCGTCGCAACTGCTTCCTCAAGGGCTTCCTCACTTATTGTAAAGCCAAGTGCAGGGTTCGCTTGAGCCCATCCTTGGCGGTCGGTTATCTTGCAATATTGTGGTGCTGAGTATTCGTAGAACCCGAAAGACTTGGGTGGGTTCTCTAGCGCCCTTTCTCTCATGCCATTAAGCACTACCGAGAAAGCGTCTCCTGCATTAGAGGTAAGAAGCGTCTGAGAATTTGGACGCGCTCTAGTTGTAGGGATTGCTGCTCGATATCCTTCCTCGTTAATTTCTCGGAGCTCGTCGATGAATAAGAAATCTGCAGTTCTGCCGCGAGAGCCATCTCTAGTTGCCGCAACAACGTCCAGCCTTCGTCCGTCCAGCATCTCAATAGACTCTGTGCCGTTGGCGTACCTGATCTGTTTGACGAATCCCTTGAGGTGGTCATTACTCTCCAATACTTGAGCTACTTGTCGGAAGGTGTCCAGAGCCATGCTTCGATTAGAAGACATGATAAGGACATTGCGGCTATCCCACTTTAAGAGGTGAGCCAAGATGAGCATGCGGGCTAGGTGGGTTTTACCGTTCTGTCGAGCGATAAGCAGCAGGTTAGTCTTACGAATCCAGTTGCCGGTCTTATCAACCGTGAGCATATCCTTGAGAACGTGCTCCTGCCAAGGCAATAGAGGCATCTGGATAATCTCGCAGAGGTCTTTGACATCTTGGAGCTTGGTTTGACCTTTAAGAGGTATTGATTGAAGCCTTGGCTTGGTTGCCCCTCGCAGGGCTTTGGATCGTTTGGCTGCCATCGGGTTAGTTCCCGACTGGTTTGGCTGTAAACGGACTGTCCTCGTGGATTTTCGACTGTGTCGGAGAGGGATAGGCAGAAAAAACAGGGGGGGTACGCATGCGCTCTAAAAAAACGCCCTGTGAGCGTGAACCCTTGCTTGAGTTACATGACTTGCAAGCTGTAACCATGTTCTCAATATCAATAGCCAACTCAGGTGCTTTACTAATTGGGATGATGTGATCGATGGTCATGTCCTTGCCTTCCTTACCGCAATAGAAGCAAGTCCAACCATCTCGAGCTAATGCCTTAAGCCTTACCTCTTTATACTTCCTTGAGAGTCTAGGGTCATTACGCTTACTGCTCATTGCCAACCCTTAACTCTTAGATGATGTAACGCCTTACAATAGTCAGGCTCATCATACTCTGTTATCCCATATCTATATGATACATAATGATAATACCAATAGAACTGCACATCATCAGGCTTACCCTTTAGGTAAGCACTTCTACCTTGATAGTAGCCATGATGTGATCCATTGACTGCATATCTGTTATTACTAGATTCCTTGAATGTAATGATGTTATGACAATTCTCTTGTACTTCAGTTAATTGAATATCTGCTAAATCTTTGATTGTTACTAGTTTGCTGATGTCGCCACTAGATGCCTCACTTGGTAGGCATAGAGCTCCCACTAATGCGATTGCAACCCCGCAAGCTGCGCGCTTTAGGCGCTTGCGGTGAGCCCCTGATGGGCTCTTGCATAAGAGCATATACCATGTGTCAAGCATGTGGATAACATGGGCGTGTCGTAAGCGTGTTGTCATGTTTTGTACCCTACTTATCCACAGGTGTGCATAACTAACTACTCGCAGCATGGGAACTCCACTACCATTGAAGGGAATGGCGCAGGTGCTAATCCAGCTCCAAACTTGATGCGCCCTCGAACGAATGTAACCTCAGCATTAGGCAGAACTAGATCATGAAACCATTTAGTATCAGTTCGAGCTGGTAATAACATAACTACTAAATCACCATGCTGTGAAGCCTTAAGAACCCAGTCCTTGATGCCTCTACCGTAAGGTGGATTGCACCATACATGTCCGTACCAATCAGCCTTTAAGCCATTCTTGCGTGACTCATCAGGGTGGTCTAACCCATACCAATCATCGCATAGGTGGTTAATGCTTGAAGCTGCTACATCGAGGTCAAACTGATGCACCTCATTGAGCTTGTCATAGAACGCTTTAGGCGTAGCCCAGTCATCTGTTGCGCTGGGTGGCATATATGCCCTACTTGTCGGTTGAATAGAATCCTGAACCTTTGAAATGGACTGCTGGAACACTTGAGTACACCTTCCTCATTGTCTCACCGCAAAACGGACAATCTAGATCATGCGGCTCGCTGATGGATAGTTCTTTGTCATAACGGGCATTGGCCTCGCATGACTCGTTATTACATTCAAACTCATAGATTGGCATTACAAGTCCTGCACTTCACATCGACCAACTTCCACGATCCGCATTGTGCGCATCTCTCAGGCTCTAATTCTACCGAATCTTTCTGAATATCGCCGTAACCGGCCTTAAGCAATAAATCAACCAAGTCTTGAAATCTCATGAAGGCGAGATACTGAGAAGCATCCTCTCCTTGTCCGTTCATTCTGACCACCACGGCACTTAGCTCTTTGCCTTGCGACCGTTTCTCCACTTGTTTGATCCAAGCTAGGGGTGCGAACTGTGATCGAGCTTTGATTTCCAAATCGAACGGGACTTGGTGAACGTCTTTGCCCGCACCCCTTCCGATGCTTGCGCTTCTCCACCAAGTTTGTAGATAGGAGACAACTACTCTCTCAGTACGAAAGCCTCGGTCTTTTCTATGGCGTGTCACAGGTGATTCTTATCCTCACACTGCTTGCACAACCATTGAACTAAGCCATCCTCTCGGATGTATTCATTACACATAACATCATTGTCACAGAGATCGCAGTTAGTCCAACCAAAGCTCGATTGGAAGCTATATGTATGCTTCATGCTTTGCCTGCTGAATTGACTGTATGGCAATCCTCGCAGACCCATTCATTGAGAAGGTAACGTGCTTTCATTTGTGCTCTAGTTGGGAACTTATTACATAACTGGCATATCAGCTTGTAACCTAATTCCTCAAGGAGTTCTGCATTAGCTCTAAGGTTGGCTCGTTGCTCCTCATTTGGGAATTGCTCCCATTCGCCATCTTGGTTTAGGAACTGTATGTATCCCATTAGCGCTTTACCTGCGGCTTCCAAGTTCCGTCTGAACTAATCTCGTACCAAATAGGATCGCATGGCTCCTCTTGAGTGTTCTGACGGCTTAATGTGCATTTCCAATGACCCCAAGGCTTACCTGCTTTAGAGGTTCCTGTTTTCCATACACGAGCACCATGCTTGCAGCTCTCGTCTGTCGGGGTGCCACCAAGGACATCCTTCACCATCTCTACAGCTTGCTCCATTGTTGTCACCGGTGCAGCATTTGAAACTGTCCAAGGATCACTCGCTTTCTCTACTGGCACATACTCCTTAGATGTATCTGCCATCTTAGCCTTTACTTGTTCAATGTTAGCCTTTACTTCTTGGTGAGCTTGAACCTTCTGCATATCCTCACGCGTAGGCTTCTTGTCTGTGTCCAGTACAAGGCTTAAGGCTCTACCTACTGCGCTAGTAACTGTGTCCTCGACGTAGAACTTGCGCATTGATTGAGGATAAGTTGATGCAACTCCGAAAGCGTAATCAACTCCTGCTGGCTGTGTATCCTCATGCTCACGATAAACCTCAGCCATTGCTAAGACTTCACCCTTTGAGTTATCAAGGCTGATGACTTTAGTGACAATTCTGCCGCCTAAATGCAATTTCTGAAAGCGCGATACACGATCGGCAACAGTCTCGTAGTCCTGTAAATTAAACATATAGATCATTCTCCTCTGTGTGTAGCTGACCTGCTATTGCGAAGTACGCTGCGCCATCGATGTAATTGTCTGGCTTAGCAGTCTCCATTGACCTTGCGATTTTGACCAATGCCAGACACATCGCCACTTGATAATCTGTAACTGGCATCTCGAGGTATGCGCTCCAGAGTGAGGCTGTGCGCTGCATATTGTCCGATGGGTGACCGTAATCAAGTCCTCGGTCTTGGATAGTAGCTCGCGCTTCGTTGAGGTAATCACGGGCGTTCATCGACCAACCTGCTGGAGTGACTCGTAGTGCTTTCGAACTGCCTTGCGACCTTCCACAATCCCTTCAGCCTTGCCCCAGTTGTACATGATGTAGGCAAGACCTAGATGTGATGTTAATAAAATGAGCTGTAATACAGTCATTGTGAGCCCTTTCTGTTGTTGTTAGGGCTTAATCTACATCAACCTAAAGCGGCAACCGCCTTTTTTAGATAACGAAATGATAACGATTTGAGACGGATCCTCATCCTCAAAATAGGGAATGGCGATACTAGCGTGGCCTTCCATATACCTTGCCCTGCACGATAAACGTACCGTTCTTTTCTATGTGGATAATGTCCACCTGTACGTTAGATCCCTTGACATACATGATGGCGAAGGCTTGCTGCCAATTAGCCGTTCCCTTGGTATATGAGGCTTGTCTAAAGTCCATGAGATTACCAACCTCAACTCCATGCAGAACACGCCCTAAACGGCCGCCAGAGGCCTCTGTGAAGGCGCTACGCCCTGCTCTGTGAGTATGTCCTGAAATGACGTTCTTACCGTGCCTACGGGCTGCCTCAAGGGCTGAAAGCCCACCCTGCTGCTTGATAGGCGTATGGTCTCCATGAACTGCAATCCAGTTAGGAGCAATGTTCATTGGGTTCTTATGGAAGGTTATGCCTAGCTCATCGAACTTC